GAGAACTATGCTCGTCTTCTTGCTTACTGCATCAAACACAACCACTGGAGTGTGTTTGAACAAGCTACAATGACTCTAGAAATTGAAACGACTCGTGGTATCGCGGCCCAAGTGCTTCGTCACCGCTCATTCACATTTCAAGAATTTTCACAACGATATGCTGATAGTTCCCTACTCGCAGAGACGATCCCAGTCCCAGAACTTCGTCGTCAAGACACCAAGAATCGTCAGAACTCTGTTGATGACTTGGATCCTAAGTTTGTAGAGTTGACTAACAAACAGATTGATACCTACTTTAAACAGGGTATGAGTTTATACCAACACCTTCTTGATAATGGTGTTGCTAAGGAGTGTGCTCGTTTCATTCTTCCTCTTGCAACTCCTACTCGTATCTATATGACCGGTTCTTGCCGTTCATGGATCCATTATATTAACCTTCGTTCTGCAAACGGCACTCAGAAAGAACACATGGATATTGCTTTGGAGTGCAAAAAGTTGTTTACAGAACAGTTCCCCTCTGTTGCAGAGGCTCTGGAATGGACTACGAATTAATTGATGACTTTCTACCAGAAAGTGAATTTAAAGAACTTGAAAATTTTGTATATAATCCCAACTTAAATCTTTATTATCAAGATAACATTTCGGTAAGAACTGGAGAGGATGTTTGGAGCCCCTTTTTCGGACATAAAATATATGATCGTGATGCACCTCTTAGTGAAATATACTATCCAGTAAAAGATTTTTTTATATCAAAATTAGATATTAAATCTTTAATTCGTTCTAAGTTAAATTGTTATTTTAAAACTGACGTTTTAGTAGAACATTCATTGCACACTGATTTTGATTATCAACACAAAGGGGCTATTTTATCACTAAACACTTGCGATGGTTTTACCATTCTTGATAATAAAATCAAAGTAAAAAGTATAAGAAATAGGGTTCTTTTATTTGATCCATCAATACCTCATAAATCCACATCATGTACGGATAAACGATCAAGATGGAATATTATTGTTAACTATTTTTGATCATATATAAAATGTCCACATTGGACTAAAAGGAGGCGTTATGTACTACCAAAGTAGAGTTTTATCAAAAGACGAAGCCCCAACAACATGTGTAATACTAGATACAAACAAAGAAAATTACATTGTTGAATATAATGAAGATGGAGAATTTAAGACAAAAGAAATCAAACCAGAAGATCTACAATCTATAGATTACTGTGAGCAAGAAATCAGTCAATAAATAAATTTATATTGAATTCGTAAAAATGGCGACTTATCCTGTTATTAATAAATCCACTGGTGAACAAAAAGAAGTAACAATGAGTGTTCACGATTGGGACCAGTGGAAGAAAGATAATTCAGACTGGGACAGAGATTGGAGCGATCCATCTACCTGTCCTAGTTCTGGTGAAGTAGGCGAGTGGAAAGATAAACTCGTTTCCAGAAATCCAGGCTGGAACGATGTTCTCCACAAAGCCTCCAAAGCACCTGGTTCACGAGTAAAGAAAATCTGATGCCAAGATCTAGAAAGACCTCTAACAGCAACATTGGAATTGGTATGAGCGCAAAACAAATGCGCCGCAAAAAACCAATCAATTCGGATTTGATGGTTGATATTTCTCCCTTAACAGATAATCAACAGAAGTTTTTTGATGAGTATAAAAAGGGTAAAAACATTTTTGCTTATGGTGCTGCTGGTACAGGTAAAACTTTTGTAGGACTTTATCTTGCACTTAAGGATGTTCTAGATGAAAGAACTCCTTATGAAAAGGTTTACATTGTTCGTTCTCTTGTCTCCACCCGTGAGATTGGTTTCCTTCCTGGAGATCATGAAGACAAAGCCGCACTTTATCAGATTCCTTATAAGAACATGTGTAAGTACATGTTTGAACTTCCATCTGACGCAGACTTTGAAATGCTCTATGGAAATCTTAAGGCTCAAGAAACAGTATCATTCTGGTCAACATCATTTATTCGTGGTACTACATTGGATAATGCAATTGTCCTCGTTGATGAAATGCAAAACTTGAATTTTCACGAACTTGATAGTATAATTACACGTATTGGTGAAAATAGTAAGATTTTGTTCTGTGGTGATGCCACACAATCCGATCTTGTTAAAACTCATGAAAAGAATGGTATTCTTGATTTCATGAAAATCATCAATGCAATGGAGTATGATTTTTCTAGTGTAGAATTTGGAGTTGATGATATTGTTCGTTCTGGACTTGTCAAAAACTACATTGTTACTAAGTTAGCCCTGGGTATGTGATGTTTCCCGCTACATTTTATGACGGATTCTATGAAAATCCAGATGAAATAAGACAATTTGCATTGTCTTTAGATTACGGAAAACAATCAGGAAATTTTCCTGGAGAGAGAACGCAACCCCTAGAAGAAATTGATAAAGATTTTTCTGATCAATTTCTTAGGAGAGTGTTCTCTCTTTTTTACAATTTCAATCATGAAAAAGTAAAATTTAAATCGCAATCATACTTCCAAAAAATATATCCATACTCCGATGAAGTAAATGATCCCCTAAATCAAGGATGGTATCACTCCGATGATGATCACAATCTTGCAGCTGGAGTGATATATTTAAATCCCATTCCAAACCCAAATTCTGGAACCATATTTGGATTTCATATAGGAGGAAATCTAGACTACTCCATCAGAGATTTACTATACAAAAATAACAACTTGCAAGATATTGATCTAGATTCTTATAGAAAATCAGTTGTAAAACACAATTCTTTATTTCAAACTACAATAGAAGTCAAGAATCAATATAATAGATTAATATTCTATGATAGTAGAATACCTCATAGAGAAAATAATTTCTTCTGTAACTATGATGAACCAAGACTTACTCAAGTCTTTTTTATAACACAATTTGAATCTGAAGCAACACCACTCAATAGAATCTTTAATAATGAAATTCACACACCTAGATTATTTGAAAGAAGAGGTTGATTTACAAGCTCAAAATATAGAAGGAACAAGATTTTATCAAGTTCCTTCTGGTAGATTGTACCCTTCTATTACTTCTGTTACCAGTTTTTATGGTAGAGAAAAGTTTGTTGAGTGGCGCAGAAAAGTTGGTGATGAAGAAGCCAACAAGATCACTAAGGTTGCAACAGATCGTGGAACCAAGTTTCATGATATTGTTGAAAAGTATTTGTTGAATCAGAATGTGGATGATTTTAAACCACTTCCTACCACCAAATTCCTATTTCTCGCGGCCAAACCATTTCTTGATCGTATAAATAACATACATGCTTTAGAGAAGTCACTCTATAGTGACTATCTGGGACTTGCGGGTAGAGTAGATTGTATCGCCGAATATGACGGGGAACTCGCAATCATTGACTTCAAGACTTCAAAGAAAATAAAACCTGAAGAATGGATTGAAAACTACTTTGTTCAGGAAGTAGCTTACGCTTGCATGTATTATGAAATGACTGGTATCCCAGTTAAAAAATTGATTACCATAATGGTAGCAGATAATGGAGAATGTTTTGTCTATGAAAAACGCAACAAGGATTACTATATTAAACTTCTTACCAAGTACATCAGAGAGTTCGTCTCTCATCACACACAAGAAACCCATGCAGAACAGCACTGAAGATGTAAACAATTTAATAAAAGAAAAGTTTCTCTGTCAGTCTAAGTTTGCCCAGGACATTGAATATCTAGTTTCTACTTCAAAAATTAATTATATTGAAGCTATCGTCACATATTGTGAAGAGAATGGTATTGAGTTTGAATCGGTATCTAAACTCATTTCAAAACCATTGAAAGAAAAGATTAAATGTGAGGCAACTCAACTTAACTTTTTGAAAAAAACAAGTCGTGCTAAACTAGTATTCTAATGACGCCAATAGAGGTATACAAAACGTACCTGGCATTCAAGAATCATTTCACTAAACAAAACTACGACTACTTTCAATATTGCGGGAAGTCTAGAGCTTCAAAAGAATCGTTCAACAAGAGGAAAGATCGTTACTTCTTTGAACGAATGTCTCGTCAGAAATCTGATGACGAGATCAAACAATAC